CGCTTCATACGGCGAACAGATGCTTCCTTGCTATGACATGACCGTTGCCGTAGCAGTACGGCGCAACTAGAAAAAGGAGCCACCAATGGCAACAACAACATTCCTATCCAACGCAACTATCGGAATCACCCAAGGTGCTACAACCACGGATTTATCCGATCAGGCAAACGCTTGTGTCATCACCATTGGCCAGGACAGCCTTGAGTCAACTGCCTTCGGGGACACAGGTCACCGCTTCGTTGGAGGCCTTCAATCAGTGGAAGTGAGCATCACATTCTTCCTCAGCTACGGCGCTACCGAAGTAGAAGCAATCCTTGCATCATGCGTAGGCACTGGCACGACAGTCCTGACTATCTCACCATCAGGTGCAACCGAATCAGCTACCAACCCTGAGTATGTGATCACCAACTGCATGCTGGCATCCTTCACGCCAATCAACTCCACAGTGGGCGAGCTCGCTACCGTAGAAGCTTCCTTCACTGGCGGCACCTGGGTACGCGACATCACCGCACCATAAACAAGAAACCACATCATGCAACTCACGCTCAAAGTCACAACAGACCAAACCACATACGAAGTCAAAACAAACCTATATGTCATCATTGCCTGGGAACGAAAGTTCAAACAAAAAGCCTCCAACCTTGCTACTGGTGTAGGTCTCGAAGACTTGGCATTCATGGCATTTGAGGCTTGCAAAGTCAACGGCATTTCAGTGCCGGCAGTCTTTGATGACTATGTGAAGCGCCTGGTCAATATTGAAGTGGTAACGGATGAACCCACAAACCCCACCAGCGAGGCACCTACTCACGATCTCTAGCAGAACTGCTGGTTGAGACTGGGTGGTGGCCTCCACAAATACCGTTCGAGATTCAAGACATGAACACAGTGATAGATGTAATTAACAAGGCAAGGCGCAAGTGACAGCTACGGCATCCGTTGAGATTGTGGGCGCTAAAGAGGCCATTAAAGCTTTGGGCAAGATTGACAAAGACCTCCGCAAACAGTTCAACGCTGACGCTAAACAGATAACCCAGCCACTGATTACTCTTGCTGCATCTCGATACCCAGATGCTCCACTGTCTGGAATGAATCGCAACTGGACACAGGGCAACAAGAAGCTCTTTCCCTACACCAAAGCCAAAGCTGTCAAAGGCTTAAAGGTGAAGTTTTCTACTCGCCGCAACGATGCCAATGTCATTTATGTCACCCAGTCAGACCCTGGTGCAGTAGTGCTTGAAGTTGCTGGCCGTGGCAAGGCAACCTTGCTATCTGAAAACCTCTCAGCGCGCACTAGTCGCATTCTGTGGCCATCAGCAGAGCAGGCCCTGCCTTCCATACAGGCTGAGCTAAGAGCGCTAGTGTTGCGCGTAATCGCTACCGTAAATGAGGGCATGAAGTAATGGCTATCAACATCCCAATCATCTCGGAATTTGACGGTTCTGGAATCTCAAAAGCCGTAGCGCAATTTAAGCAGCTGGAGACCAGTGGCCAGAAGGCCCAGTTCGCCATCAAGAAGGCAGCAGTCCCAGCAGGGCTTGCCTTAGCAGGTTTGGCTGTCGCTCTTGGTGATGCCGCTAAGGGTGCTATCGAGGATGACGCTGCACAGCAGAAACTGGCCTTGACACTTCGCAACACCACTGGCGCTACTGATGCACAGATCACAGCCAATGAGAGCTGGATTAGTACCCAAGGTAAATTGCTCGGAATTTCGGATGATGAGTTAAGACCAGCCCTGGCTCGACTTGTCACCCAAACTCATGATGTCACCAAAGCTCAAGAGCTTGCTTCTTTGGCAATGGATGTGTCGGCTGGTACAGGCAAAAATCTAAACACGGTTACCGAAGCACTTGCAAAGGCTGCAGCTGGTTCCACCACTGCTCTAGGCAAACTGTCACCTGAGCTAAAGCAAATGGAGAAAGATGGCGCGTCAGCAGATGAGATGATGGCCGCACTGTCTGGCACCTTTATGGACCAGGCAAGCACCGCTGCCGGCACTGCTGAAGGACAATTTAAGCGGCTCTCGGTTGGCCTCGCTGAAACTAAAGAGACCATAGGCGCTGCACTTCTGCCAGTGATTGAAGCCGCCCTACCAGTTCTTCAGGCCATGGGCCAATGGGCACAGGACAACACCACAATCTTCTTGGTAGTAGCTGGAGCCATTGGTGGTATTGCAGCTGCCGTGGTTATCGCTAACGCAGCCATCACCGCCTGGGGTGTGGCCACCACAGTCTTCACGGGCATCCAAACAGCTTTCAATGTTGTCATGGCCGCTAACCCAGTAGTTCTCTTCGCTCTCGCCATCGCTGCCCTAGTCGTGGGCCTAGTCATCGCCTACAAGAAGTTTGATGCCTTCCGAGACATCGTTGATGCAGTATTCGGAGCTATCAAGGCAGGTATCAAGGGCGGCATGGATGCCATCACTGGATACTTGACTTTTGTGATGGGAGTCTATAAAGGCATCTTTAACGCCATTGGCAAGTTGTGGAACAACACAATCGGCAAACTGAAGTTTAAGATTCCAGACTGGGTGCCAGGTATCGGAGGCAACGGGTTCGATGTTCCAGACATACCTATGCTGGCAAACGGAGGCATCGTGAGCTCGCCCACCCTGGCTCTTATCGGAGAGCGCGGCCCAGAGGCTGTAATCCCTCTTGACCGAATAAACAGCATGGGCGGTGGCATGAACATCACAGTTCAAGCTGGCCTTGTGAGTACCCCAGATCAGATGGGGCAGTTAATCATTGAGAGTATTCAGCGAGCCCAAAGGCGCAGTGGTCAGGTGTTTGCAGCTGCATGAGTACACCAACTATGCAGGTCATGGTGGGCTTCCAAAGCACCACGGGCTTCGGTACACCATTCCTCCTGAATGATGCCTTCTACGGCGTTCTGGACACGGCTGGAAGGGGAACCCTGGGCGGTGTCACAATGGTTGACCTCACCAGCATTGTTGAATCCGTCAATATCACTCGAGGCAGGTCAAGACAGCTAGACCAGTTCAATGCCGGCACTGCCACAATCGCCTTTGACAACTCAAGCCAAATCCTCAACCCCAGCAACACCTCCAGCCCGTACTATCCATTTGTATTGCCTCGTTGCCCTGTTCAGGTGCTCGCCAATGGTGTGCCTATCTACACGGGTCTTGTCACTGACTGGAACCTTGATTACGACATCAGCAACGAAGACATGATGTATGCCTCCTGCTCTGATCAGTTCACAGTGCTCGCCAACCAAGCCCTGAATGCTGTGACACCATCCGCGCAAGCGAGCGGTGCCCGAATCAACACGGTGCTTAGCTACTCCGAGATTAACTACCAAGGCGCTCGAGCCATAGATACTGGCTCTTCCACGCTGGGCGCGTACGCCATCAGCCAAGACACTAACTGCCTTAATTATCTGCAACAGATCAACACCAGTGAGCAGGGCTACCTATTTATGAGCGCCAATGGCACCCTCACATTCAAGGGCAGGTCTAGTGTGCTCAACCCAGTGGCTGGGGCTACCTTCAACACTGATGGCACTGGTCTGCCCTACCAAACTCTCATTAACCAGTATGGTGACGAGCTTCTTTACAATTACATAATTACCCAGAGCCCTGCTGGAGCTGTGCAAACCACCAGCAACGCCACCAGCATTGCGCTCTACCAAGCCCAGCAGTATGCACTCACTGATTTGCTGAACAGCACCACTACCGAAGTAGCTGGTCTAGGTAACTATCTGCTAGGCAAATATCAAAACCCAGTGTTGAGATTTACTGGCTTATCAACGCAAATGGCTGCCCTATCAAGCGCTAACCAAAACATCGTGCTTGGCCTCGACCTCACAAGCATCTGCACAGTGGTAAAGAACTTTGTGACAGGTACCCCAGCAACCGAGACACAAACCTTGATTGTCTCTGGGGTCAGCCATAACATCACACCCGGCAGTCATATTGTTTCGTACACTTTTGAAAGTACCGACGGCAACCAATACCTAACCCTGAACGATGCAATCTTCGGAACGCTCGATAACAATCTTTTAAGTTTCTAAAGGAGACACAACATGGCAATTTCACCTAACGACACCTTTACATCGGGCCAGATTTTAACGGCTCAGGAATGTAACCAGTTCCCTTTTGGCGTAGTAGCAATAGGCACAGCAACAGCAACCGACAACTTCACATCAGAAGAAGTAGAACTCACAACAACAAGTTTCACTGCAATTGCTAATCGTTACTACCGCGTTACTTATTTTGAGCCAAAGATGTATCGGACCACTGGAGAAAGTGAAGTGACGATGAGAATACGATTAAATACTATTGGCGGTGCAGTTCAACAATCGTCAATCGTTACTGTAAGTGGAACTTACGGTCAAGGGCAATCAATGAGCCTTGTCAAAACGTTTACCGCTGGTGCAACAGTGCTTGTTTCAACGTTGGAAGGTAGCGGTGGAACAAACACAGCCGAGCGTTCAGCAACTTCATTTGCCTATTTGCTTGTTGAAGATATTGGCCCTGCATAATGCGAAAAAGCCTGATTCTATTGGTCATTTGCGCATCGCTCACCGCTTGCGCAGACCGTGAACGCCTCAACTGCCCACCAACCAAAAACAAAGCGTTGCGCGGCGTAACCGAAACAATCACCCCAACAACCGCAACACAGCGATACGGCACAGGAGGCAAATGCGTATGAAACCACAAAACAGACTAAGCAACGAAGAAATCAAAGCGCGACTTATATTTATCGTTGCCATCGGATTAACACTTGCGTTTCTTGTTTCCATCTTGGCTCTGCTCTTCGGATTGCTATTTGTAACACAACCGCTAGATGTCTCAGAGAATGACAAATCTGCGTGGGCAGTATTATCACCAATGCTGGCCACACTCACAGGGGGGCTTCTAGGAGTTCTCGCAGGCAACGGCCTTAAAGACAAACCGAAAGACCCACCACAACCATGAGCAAATACACCGGCACCTCTGATGGCGTAGCCACAGCTAAACGACCAGGCACAGAACGCTTCGTGCTTCTCTGCAACAAAAGATGGGGCTTCAAGAATCTGGGCACTTGGGTGGTGCGAGACATCAAAGGCAAGCCAGGCTCTATGAGCGTTCACAGCACCGCAAGGGCACTAGACACTTCCTACGGGACAGACAAGGCAGCAGGCAAAGAGGCCATTCTGTGGTTCGTTCAACATGCAGCTGCCCTTGGTCTTGAGGAGGTTCATGACTATTCAGGGATCACCAAGAAAGGCTGTGAGACCTGGGGGCGTGGATGGCGTATTGGCAGGGGCTGGAAGGATTGGACAGCCGAAGACAACGGTGGCTCACAAAAGGGCACTTGGATACATTGCGAACTTGCACCCAAGTATGCTGACATGTCGCCTGGAGACTATGAAGCCGTATGAACTCCCAGCTCGTTTGAGCGTGGCTGGGGCTAGGTGGTGGGTTTCTTTGTTTCCATTGGGAAATCCACCACTGACTTCGCCCTTTGTGTATAGTGAGATCTAGTCACTCAAATGACTCCAACCACAAAGGAAACACAACATGCCCAAGATCATCTTCGATATGCCGTTTGACATGCCACTCTTTAGGTCTTCAGACCCTGACACCTCACGCCAGATAAAACCAATCAGCATTAAAAGTCACCGTGGCATCCTTCTTGCTATTTACGCTGGAAACATCAGCGGTCTCACAGACGAAGAGGCAGCCTCCATAGCTGCTTCTCGAGGTCACACCATAAACGGCTACTGGAAGCGCTGTGCCGATTTACGCAACCAAGGTCTCATCCAGGACTTAGGCATCAGACGCGAGCTCTCAACGGGCTCTCAGGGCATGGTATGTGCCATAACGCGCTTTGGTCTTGACATCGCTACGGGCTGTTATGACTGACACCCAGTTCATATACAGTTTCATCATGGGATGGGTCAGTTGCTGGCTGTTCCTCAAAATGATGGCCAATAGACCATGAGCCAAGAACCTGCCCATTGGGGCTATACCGTTCTACGCTCTAAAGACAAATTACTCATGGTTCAAATCTTCACAGATTTATCCACAGGCCTGATTGAATACTCCCAAGTGTGCCAGCGTGCACAGTCTTGGCATTCATGGGGGCCGCCAACAGAACTGGACAAGTGCTGAAACTCATCATGGCTCTCACGCTCATCTTCTCTCTATCCACACCAGGCCACGCAAGTGCATCTGCACAATCCTGTCCCAAATGGGAACCCTTATTGGCTCAGCATTTCCCTGCCAAAGTCGTGCCGGCAATGTCCCGAATCGCTTATCGAGAAAGCCGCTGCAATCCCTCAAGCCTTTCGCCAATGCGCAAATCAACAGGCCGCCCTGATGTTGGGCTTCTTCAGATTCAGGGTTCATGGGCTACTGTGACACGCGCTGTCTGTAAGAAACAGGATGTGATCAAAGCCCTGCTAGACCCTAAATGCAATGTCAAAGTTGCTGGGTACCTATACAAGAATGGCGGCCTAAATCATTGGCGCGCCACCTCAGGAAAATAACAAAGGAAACAAATGGAAACATCAATAGGCGAGCTAATCGCCAAACTAACCAACCTCAGCCATAATCTGGCGCTTGAGCTGCGCTTTAAGGAATCGAGCCTGGTGCTTGAAGCCGTGGGTGCGCTTCATGCTTTGCCGAACATCGCTGAGACCATCAGACACCAATGGCACCCATCTATGAATGACAGTGGGCCATCTAAGGGCTTTTCCTACATCTCGAGCGCCCAGATGGTGGATGCTGATGAGTGAGTACACCCATAACGATGATGTAGCTGACATTCTCTATGCCAGGGAGCAGGAAATCATTGTGCTTAAACAAGCACTTGCACACTGCAATGCTGAACTAGACCGCCTAGAAAAGGAGCATGCCCGTGGGCTTTAATCTTGACGACTATGAGCCAGTGGCCAGCAGACTTGATCGTTTCCTCAAGGCACATCCTGATGCACGCATCATTACTGATCTAGTGCATTACCTATCTGATGTTTGTGTATTCAAATGTGAGCTGTGGCTTGATGATGAAATCATTGCTACTGGCTGGGCAGAAGAAGTGCGTGGCCAAGGCAATGTAAATAAGACCAGTCACCTTGAGAACTGCGAAACAGGTGCGGTTGGGCGAGCCTTAGCTAACGCTGGGCTTAGCGGCTCAGACTTTGCCAAACGCCCAAGTCGTGAAGAGATGGGCAAAGTTCAAAGGATGCAGGGCGACACTCAGATCACTGAGAACAGCAACCTTGCCAGCGATAAACAGCAGAACATGATTCGTGCCGTGTGCAAGAGCATGGGTAAGGTACCGCCGGCAAATCTTCAGAGCTTCAGCAAGCGCGAGGCCAGTGCCTATATTGACAGCCTCAAAGCAGGCGAACAACCAGCTCCTACCTACGACACAACTGAAGAGCTCTTCTAATGGTTGACCTTCTCACAATGCTGATCATGTGCACCTCGCTATTCATGTGCGGATTCCTATTAGGAAAAGACAAATGATTCCTATATCAGAAGCCTCATTTCTAGCCCAAGTTAAAGCACTGGCATACCAATATGGCTGGCTCGTACACCACCAGGCACCTATGCGCACACCAAGGGGCAACATCATCACTGGAGGCTCACCTGGCTATCCAGACCTTTGCATGGCACATGAGCAGAAGGGGCTGATTTATGCCGAACTTAAAACAGAGAAAGGCAAAGCCTCAGAAGCGCAGCTGCATTGGCTCAGAACCCTGCACCCTCACGCTGAGTGCTACCTGTGGCGACCATCCGACCTTGGGTTCATTGCAGAAAGACTGGCGACAGTATGAGCATGAGCATCCAACCGCATTTGTTCCCAATGCCACAGACAGACAACACCTCAGATGACTACTGGACACCCACATGGCTTTTCGATGCCCTAGGCGTGGAGTTTGACCTTGATGTGGCATGCCCACCTGGAGGCCCACCGCACACACCAGCTAAGGCGTTCTACACCCAAGAGACTGATGGCCTCACCAGTGAATGGTTTGGCAATGTGTGGATGAATCCACCGTTCACCAATATCCCACCATGGAACCAACGCTTTATGGCACACAAACATGGCATCTGTCTAGTACCTACATCTAAGTCTCGAGCCTTCTGCTCATTATGGGATGACTGTGACGCAATCATGAGACTGCCGTACAACATGAAGTTTGACCAGGGCGGTATCTATATGCCCACTATCCTCGCCGCCTATGGTGAAGAGAATGTTGAGGCACTGCACCGCTCAAAGATTGGCCGCGTCAGATGATGCTCCTGGCTTGGTATGCCCTGCTAATCTCCATCGGCATTGCAATACTTCAAAGAGTACGCAAGAACTAAATAGCTGGTACCTCATAATCTGGGCTTTGAGCGCCCTAAAGACTGAGGCTAAGTGAGGAAATGCCTACGGAGTGCTCAGGCCAGAGTCCGTTCCTACCTCCCAAGCCAGCATGATCTACAACTGAATACGACCACGGCCACATACGGGATTGCACTGTGTTGGTATGCACACTACGGAAGTAGGGTAGAGCTGGCGCACCCTATCACCCAAGATGACATACCTGAAAGGTTGTGGGGGTAAGTCGCCAGTGCAGCGTTCCCTAACGACATAACAAGGCGATGGTGTCCGTCCTTACAATTCCGGCAGCCTCAGCTACTTGCTGGAAGTGTGGGGGGCACAAACCTCAGAGACCGTCACGCACTGAGAGCAACCGAGCCTGCGAGGGCGCTAGTAACATCACCAACACACACCAAAGGAAAACCACCATGACCAAACGCAACAGCCCCGAATTCATGCGCAACCGCCGCATAGTCCTAGAGAACGAACCCATCTGCCACTGGTGCCACAAAGCACCCAGCACTGAAGCAGACCACCTCATAGAGGTAGATAGAGGAGGCACAGATGACCTCGAGAACCTATGTGGCTCATGCAAGAAGTGCAATGCAACCCGCGGAAACCATTACCTCAATGCAAAACGCACCCAACAACAACACGCAAGAGCAGAACACCTCGGCCTAGAAAAAAAACCCCTTACAAACCAAAACCACGAAAAACCCCAAACTTTTTTTAGAAATACAAAATTACCGAC